GCAGGCTGTAAACGAAATTGATTAGATTATTGGAAATATACTAGAGTAAACATCGAAAATGTGTTCGAATGGAGACATAATGGAACAAACAATACAAGCTTGGCTTGACACTTGCGATATCGACATTGAGAAGCAGGTTCACGCACAGCTATGCCTAAACCTAGCTCGGATGTATGACCGAGACCCGATGACCAGCACCGCTGCCGAGCTTCGCAGAGCAGTTAATGACCTTAAGAGGTTGATTGAAGGGTCTAAGGTTGAAGTTGACCCGCTAGAGGAGATTCTGAAGCGATAATGCAGCTGCCAGCCCGTTACACCGCTCCACTGAGCGAGGACTTCGCTACTGATGGTGACAAACTCATCAAAGTAGTTGAAGCGTTCATGTGCACGCAGGAAACAGGCACTGACCCCATCAAACTGGACCCATGGCAGGCTTGGCTCCTTAAAGCTGTACTTGAACGTTACCCAGACGACCATTCAGACCCTGAAAAGGCTGGTCGTCTGAGGTATCGTCAGGTTGTCATCTCCATGGGACGTCAGAACGGCAAGTCGACCCTGACCCAAGCCCTGAGCCTCTACGGCCTCCTCATGCATGAGACTGGGCCTAGCGTTATCGGTGTTGCGTCCAGCGTTGACCAAGCCCGCATTGTCTATAACAGGACTCTCTACACAGTTAACAACAACCCATGGCTTAAGAAGCGGTTTAGCAAGGCTACTGAGCACCGAGGTCTGCACCTGAACAATGGTGCTGGTACTTACATGATTAAGGCTGCTAAGGAGAGCGCCCTACAGGGCATCCCTGTGTCACTCGGTATCGTGGATGAGTTGCACTTGCTTCAGAAGGGCCTTTACTCCAGCCTTACGCTGGGCACATCTACCAAGAAGGACGGTATCGTAATTGGAATCACCACAGCAGGAGACGACAACTCTGAGATGCTCAAAGAACTTTACGCCACAGGGGACAAAGCAGTACGGGGAGACCCAGACCTCGAACGATTCGGATTCTTCTGCTGGGAAGCACCTGCCGATTGCGAGCTCGATAGCCCAGACGCTATCTTCGCAGCTAATCCAGCCGTTGAGTGTGGGCGAATACCACTCGCTCGCGTAATATCAGACCTTAAGTCAATTCCTGAGCTAGAAGCAAGGCGTTACCGACTAAACCAGTTCATTGAAGCAACTATGGTGCCAGCTTGGCTACCTATGAGCTTGTTTGATAAAGCGGTTGCTAACGGTATTACCTCTAAGCAGCCACCACTAGTATTTGCTGTTGACAGGACCGCAAGCTGGGGTAATGTTTGCATCTCGGCTGCTACCAAGCTGCCAGACGGCACCTTCCAGACAGAGCTAGTTGCCAGCTACGTCAATCCGACTGAGCAGCAGATATTTGATGACCTTAAGGACCTCTATCTAAAGCACGGACCGCAGGGTATAGCTTTGGATGACCGCCAGATGCCTAATATTGGCAAAAAGCTGAAGCTTTCTGGCATTCCTACCTATCAGTTGTGGACTAAGGAGATGGCAGCAGCAGCCGCCTTTACCTACTGGCTATTTGCAAACGATAGGGTTGAGCATAACAATGACCCACTTCTTCGGGACCAAATGCCACGTGGAGTAGCGAAATACTCAGGCGAGACATGGTTTATTAGCCGTAAGGAGTCTAAAGGCGACTTAGATGCAGTACTATCAACAGTAATGGCATTGTATGTTGCCAATATAGTCGAATCAACACCCATACAAGTGTTCTAAAATAGAATGTGATAAACTAGGAGCAACATGGCAAACTTCTTGCAAAGATTATTGGGCATCGAGGACGCACCAGCGGAGAACCGCGCAACGGTGGCGTCTAGCATTCGCACGGCCCCTACCCGCACTGACTCTGCGACAATTGTTGACCCTAATTCAGCAATGTCTTTAACTTCTGTCTTCCGTGCTATCCAGATTCTGGCAACCCCAATTTCTAAGATGGACGTTAAGACCATTCGGTACATCTCTTCCACTGGTGCCGAGCAACAGATTCCAAACCCACTTATTGTAAATAGCCCTAGCCTTATGGACTCACGCCGTGAGTTCCTATATCAGACCGTTGTTAGCCTTGCCACCTATGGCGAGGCATTCTGGCTTAAGCGCCTTAGCACCAGCGGTTCGGTTAACGCACTGGAAATCATTCCAGCTAAAAACGTACGTATTGAGATAGACAAGGTTACTGGAGCTAAGACGTTCCACTACAGCCACGGTTACTATCCAAACCACGTAGTAGATGTCGTGCCAGCGAATGAGATGGAGCACCTCAAGCTTTTCTCGATTCCTGGCGAACTGCACGGCTTCGGCCCAATACAGCTGTGCAAGGATGATATAGCAGGTGCGCTCGACCTCAGGGAATATGCATCCAACTGGTTCGCCAACGCTGGGGTGCCCACAGGCGTTCTGACTAGCAACGCTATGCTGACAGCTGACCAAGCTGATGAAATAACAGCACGCTGGCACGATAAGCAGTCCAACCGTCAGATTGCCGTTCTTGGTAATGGCTTTAACTATGACGCAGTTGCCCTCTCTCCCAAGGATGCCCTCTTCACAGACGTGCAGAACCAGTCAGTTCAGATGATTGCCCGCATGTTCGGTATCCCAGCTCGCTTGCTGCTCACAGGAGTTGACGGCACCAGCGACACTTACACAAATTTGAGCGATGAGAACCAAGTGTTCTACCGCCACACTCTCATGGCTTATTTGGACGCCATTGAGGACGCTCTGAGCAACTGCTTGCCAAGAGGAACTCGTGTTAAGTTTGACTACGAGGGTCTCTTCAAGGCAGACCTATCACAGCGTTACACCAACTACGCCCTAGGTATCTCAAGTGGATTCTTGAGCACCGAGGAAGTCCGAGCTAAGGAAGGTCTAGATGGATAACATCGAAACCCGCAACATCGAGTTGCGTTTTAATGAGGAAGACCGTACCGTAACTGGTATTGCCGTTCCTTATGGCCAGGACGCCAACATCGGTGGAGTCTACACTGAGCGCTTCGAAAGAGGCTCAATCAGTGAAGACGTTTCAGATGTAAAACTGTTCTACGGACACGAAGAGCCAATCGGCAAGGTAATCGAAGGACGTGACTCAGAGCACGGCTTTGAAATCGTTGCCAAGATTAGCGACACCGCCCGTGGAAACGAAGTACGCACCCTCCTTAAGGATGGCGTCCTAAACAAATTCTCTGTAGGCTTTGTGCCCGTTGAAAGCGAGCGCGATGGCTCTACAGTGATTCGCAAAGCTGTTTCTCTCCGTGAGGTCAGCGTTGTGCCGTTCCCAGCATATGCTGGAGCAACAATCCAAGAAGTCCGCGAGGACGAAACCCCTATTGAACAAATTAAGGAGATTCCAATGGAATCAAGAACTGACGTTGAGTTCGACGTGCAGGCTGTTCAGGAGGATGTAGCTGAGTTGCGCCGTCTCGTTGAGTCGGGCTTCACTGTTGCTTCTTCGGTACCAGCTGCTGACACTCGCTCTGCAGGTGAGGTCCTAAAGGCCATCGTTGCAGGTGACGAGAGCACCATCCGTGCCTACGCAGGTAACACCACCGACAACTCTGTACTACTAAACACCTTCATTGGCGACCTGACCCGCATCGTGGACAGCCCAATCGGTGTTCGTGCACTGATGTCAACTGGTGTTCTACCAGCAACTGGCAACACCCTAGAGTACGCAAAGCTAGACACCAACTCTGTAGTTGTTGACGAGCAGGCTGCAGAAGGTGACGACCTAAGCTACGGTGAGGTCGCATTGACCACTGCTACCGCAGCTGTCAAGACCTTCGGTGGCTACACCACTCTTAGCCGTCAGGCTATTGAGCGCAGCTCCGTTAACTTCCTAGACGCTCACATGCGTGCAATGGCTTCTGCAGTTGCAACCAACTTGAACACCTATGTTCGCGCTGGTTTCGTAACTCAGCACGCTGCACACATCACCACTGGTGGTTCTGCTGTTATCGACCCAAGCTTGACCTTGGCTAACTTCGGCTACACCGACTGGCTAGACGCCATCGTTGAGGCTGCAGACAAGTTCGAGCGTAACGGCTGGGCTATCGACGCTCTTGCTGTTTCGAAGTCTGTATTCAAGGCCATGATGGCTCTTGAGGCTTCTGACGGTCGTCCACTGCTGACCGTGACTGGCAACACTGGCTCCAACACTGTTGGTGCTGTAAGCCCATTGTCACTAGGTGGTTCATTCGCAGGTCTACGCGTTGCTGTTGACACTGGTCTAACTGGAGACAAGGCTGCATTCGTTAACTCGAACGCTATCCGCCTATACTCTGCACCAGTTGTTTCGCTAACCGACGACAACATCATCAACCTATCCCGTGACTTCTCTGTCTACCAGTACGCAGCACTTGCTACTGAGGCACCAGAAGCCATCCTGCCAGTCGTAATCGACGCAGTCTAAGGAGCACTAAATGAGCGTTACGGTAGAACAACTACAGAACTACGTAGGAACTAAAGAGACTGGCACTTTCATTGAAGGTTGCCTTTCTTCTGCAACGCTATTGGTGAACAACTACATCAAGAACGCAGCTGTGCCAACCAACATTAAGGAACAGGCAATTCTTACAGCAGCTTCTGAGTTGTTCCACCGTCGCTCTGCTCCTAACGGCGTGGCTCAGTTCGCATCTCTTGACGGTTCACCCGTCAGGATTGCGAAGGACCCGATGAATGCGGTTTACCCACTACTCATGCCATTTGTGAGGCCAGCCCTCTAATGACAAACGAAATTACTCTAGCTAAGGAACAGTTCCGTGATGCCCTTGTGGCAGCGGGACTGGACTGCGTTGAGTACATTCCAGAGCGGGTAATCCCACCGATTGTTGTCATCAACTCGGGCGCTCCATTTCTTGTACCTGAGACCATTGGGTCTGAGTACACAATGAACTTGGAACTAGTCCTAATTGCTGCAACAGCAACCAATGAGACTGCAACTGAAGAGTTGGAGAATCTAATTCAAGATGTTCTACGGGCACTGCCTTCATATGCAGTCCTAGCGAATGTCGCAAAACCCTTTGCGTTAGCGATTAACAATGCTGAATACCTCAGCACTAACGTTAACGTTGAAATATCAATAACTATCTAGGAGCTAATAATGGCTGCATCAACACGCATTAAGGCCCAGAACATTGTGTTCAAGATTGGTACTACCGACTACGCTTGTGACGCAACTTCTGTAAACCTTGAATTGGGTGACGCCCCTGGTGACGTCCGTACCTTCTGCGAGGTATCGGTCGGCAAGCAGTGGACTCTAACCCTTGAGGGTATTACCTCAGGCGACAGCGCTTCTCTATACCGTGTCCTATGGGACAACTACGGTACCGAGGTTGCTTTCACCATCGCACCAAACGGAAACGCAACTGCTACTTCCACTGAGCCTCACTACGAGGGAACCGTTATCTTTAGCGAGCTTCCTCCACTAGCGCTAACCGCTGGCGAAGTTTCTTCGTTCTCGGTTGCACTTGAGGTTGACAACGCATCGCACGACCCATCAAACTCTGTTTACTGGGGCGTTGAGGTTGTAACCGCCTAATATGGCCAAAAACGACAGCATTAGGGTACGCGGGCTTAACGAAGCAGTCCGTGCTCTAAAAGTCATCGGTGTTCCTGCAAAGGAGATTGCCCAGGCTGGCTATGAAGCTGGTCAGGTAGTAGCTGAAGAAGCCCGCACCCTAGTGCCTGTCAAAACTGGTGCCTTAAAAAGCACCATCCGAGTTGCAAAGCAACAGCGTAAGATTGTTGTGAGAGCAGGTGGCGCAAGAGTTCCTTATGCTAACCCAATCCACTGGGGTTGGTTTAGAAGAGGAATCATGCCAAATCCTTTCTTCTCAAAGGCGCTAAAATTAAATATCGAAGAAATCTATACTAGATACTTCGAGAGCATGAACAAGCTAATTCAAAAATACGGAGGTAAATAATGGCAAAGTTCGATTTCGAGTCTCTCACAATCGGTGAAGTTGAGACTATTGAGCAGATTTCTGGCTCTCCAATTGATGCACTTATGGATGACAAAGCACTAAAGGGTAAGTCTCTTAAAGCTGTTGTCTTTATTATCAAGAAGCGTGAGAACGCAATGTTTACTCTAGAGGATGCTGCAAAGCTCTCCTTTAAAGAAGCAATGGAAACTCTAAACGCTGGAGATGAACCAGACCCAAAAGACTAGCAATCTCTCAGGAGGCTGCTAAGCGAATGGCAGCATTTTGTTTAGCCACAAAAATGCAGCCCTCTGAATACCGCAGGCTATCGCTTCGCGAAGTCAATGCTTTCATGGAAGCACTTGAGAAGCAAGGCGGAGCCACTTCACTGGAAGACCTGATATAACATGGCCCTTAATCTAGAAGTCAATATCCTTGGAGAATATAAAAATCTATCCAAGGCGACTAAAGGCGCGACTAAGCAGCTTCAGGGTTTGAAGAGTAGCGTTGACAGGATTTCCAAGGGAGTAAACACAGCACTAGCAGCAATCGGTGTCGGCATTTCTTTCAATGCCCTTAAGAACGGTATTCAAAGTGCGGTAGCAGAAGCTAGCAATCTAGAGCAGGCTTATGGTGCAGCAGCTGCAGTCTTTAAAACATCATCTGCAACAATCATTGCTGAATCCAAAAAGGCAGCAACTGCCTATGGTCTGTCAGCTAACCAGTATCTGCAATCAGCAAACCTAATCGGTGCCCAGCTAAGTAACCTCGGTTTCACACAAGCCGAGTACACAAAACAAACACAGGGACTTGTTGAGCTAGGTGCCGACTTGGCAGCAACCTTCGGGGGGACTGCCTATGACGCCGTACAAGCTCTATCTGCTGTATTCCGTGGTGAGTACAACCAGGTAGAGCGGTACGGTGTTTCAATCCGTAAGAGCGACATCAACGCTCGTCTTGCTGCCAAGGGCCAAGACAAACTAACTGGAGAGATGCTGAAGCAGGCTGAAGCCCTAGCAGCTCTAGAAATTCTTTATGGTCAGACTCAGTCAGCTCAGGGGCAGTTCTCCCGTGAGTCTGGAACACTAGCTGGAGCAACACAGATTCTTCAGGCTAGCATGGCCAACGCCAAGATTGAGATTGGTGAAGGCTTCTACCCAGTTGTAGCTGCAGTTACTCAGTTCCTCAATGACAACATTGGCGTCTTTACAAACCTAGCTGATGCTGTAGGCAACAAGCTTAAGCAAGCATTTGAAGGCTCTGGAGATTCTGCTCAGACCTTTGGTAACAAGATTATTACGTCACTCGTAGAGCTAACTGATTTCCTCAATGGCGAGGCTGGCCCAGGTAATGCTTTCTACGAGATTTCCGAGCAGGCGAAGCCGTTCTTTGAGCTATTGGGCGCAATTGGCGAGTTAGGTAAGGGACTGATTGCGGTTCTAGATGGGCTAGCAGAGGGCCTATTCGGATGGATAACCCTGTTCATCCCAGGACAAGACGCACTTGGTGGATTTACTGGACTAGTAGAACTTCTAGGTAAATTCCTCCAGAATGTAGGATACTGGCTTGGCTTTGTTGCATCATTCTTTGTTCCATTCACAGCTGGATTTAAGGTAGCGGGCAAGGTAGTAAGCGTATTCTCCGACTTCATCGGAAAGCTTGGAACAATCTTTGGCAAAGTATTTGGGTTTATCAAGCAAGTATTCAATGACACAATCGGAGCGTTTGTTAAAGGCATCGGCTCTGTTTGGAAGCCAGCACTTGGAGACGGCTTAAATGCTGTTGGAAAGTTTGCTCAAGGCATAGGTGAGAAGCTTATGGGTGGCCCTCTTGAGGGTCTGTTTAAGTGGTTTACCGTCGAAATGCCGAGCGCAATCAAATACTTTGGCGGATGGATTGATAAAGCCCTAGGCTTTGTCAGAAGCTTTGCAAGCTCCATCGGACTAGGTTTCCTATTCCCAGGAACTCCAGCTGCAGATACTGGAGAAACCAATAGATTTAACAATCTTAGAAATGCTCCAAGCTACGGTTCTGGTATTGACTGGAACCAACGTAATAAGGAATACGGCCAAGCGATACTTGATGGCATTGCAAACGCAAACAAGCCTGGTGGTGGACTAGACCTAACCATTCCAGAAATTGTTCTCCCAGAGATAACTACTCCAGAAGCTGAGAGCAAGTTCGTCAAGGGCATCAAGAGAATGATTGAGATTATTGAAGACTCAGTCAAGGATGCCCAACAACGTGTTCGTGATGGTATTGAAAACTTCAGGGACAACGTCCAGCTTAGCTTCGGCATCATCACCAATGGTGCTTTCGCTGTCTTCGATGTAAACCGAGTTATCCGCCAGATGCAGCGCATCAAGGACTCAGCTGCTACCTTTGCTGAAGACATTGCCAAGCTGCAGGAGCAGGGTGCTGACACAGACCTTATCTCACAGCTACTCGGTATGGACCCAATCTCTGGTGCAACTGCTGCACGTGGCCTACTAAGCTCTGGACGTCTACAGGAATTCCTAGACCTACGCCAGCAACTAGCTGACATCGGTGGCTCTGCTGCTGAAGCTGCAAACGTTGGCATCTATGGCACTAGTACCGACGAGCTAGTAGGAACCCTAGACCGCCTAAACAAACTTATTGAGAACGGTGTTGAGAACGTCTACAACATCACAGTTAACAATGCAAACAACATGTCTGCTAAGGACATTGTTGACACAATTAAAGCGTATGAGAAGTCAGTCGGTAAGAAGGTGTTTAGTAACTAATGGCAGATAAGTTTGACATTTCAGAGCACATTAGGGTAGAAGCTCTAGGAAACAGAATCGGTCAGCTAACTACTGACGGATTATTTGTCAATGGCATTGAATATAACGAACTTGACTATACAATTACTGACCCAAATGCTCCAGAAAGAATTGTTTATTCGATGTCCCCAACGATAGTTGATGGTGACATTACTGGCGTAGAGATTGGCACTTATTCTGGAATTAGTATTGATTTTAGATACACCAACCCACAGACCTCAAGAAACAGCACCTATTCGGTTTACATGATTAGGAGCTCTACTGACAATTTAACTATAGACATGGACCCAGTAACCGAAGGGGAGCTTTTAGGTACTTACGGTTACTATGCAACAACTGGTACAAATATAGGTACTTTCACCTTAGAAGAAAGTTTCGTGGCTGGTAATGACTACTTTCTTTTTTACATAACTGGAGCGTACATAGCACCATCAAAAGCGCTTGCTGGTAAAAAATTATTAGCTGCTTATACCTATAACATTACTGGCAGTATTGGCGGTGCAAATACGACTAATAACTATTACGCACCTTGGCACACCAATGATTTAAGGAAATTTACTATAAGCAACGAAACGCTTATTCTTCCTAGAGCACCTATTAATAGCACCACTAATGACTATAAACTTTATTTCAATGGTAATTTTGCTGTAGATTGCACAATGACCCCTGGGAATATTCCATCTTCTTATGATAGTGCTGACTTTACATGGAAATGGTTAGAGGGGGTAAACACTCTTGAGCTCTATCGAGCAGACGCCACCTATGGGGTTGATTCTCCACTTACGACTCTTAATGTCGATTTTGGGTACACTGCAAATTACAAATATCCAACATATGAAAATCCAGTTATAGTTCGTAAAAAGAGCTCAAACACACTTGAAATTTTATGGCAGATGTGGAATGAGCATGAGGGCCAGACACAGTATCCAAGCGGCACACTCGGAGACACTACCTTGATTGATATATATGGTAGCGACCAAACAATAAATCTTGCAAAAACAGAAGAATATGCAACAAACTATATATATGAAAACGCATTCTCGTATAGGATTGCCAAAGCTGTAATTTCTGGCTTAGATGCAGACAATACTTCATATTTAGTTGAATTATATGCATATCAAGATAGTGACCCTTTCTTGTGGCACACACAAACTTATGGAGTTAATCCACCAACTGGGCCATTTGAAGTCGACTATGTAATTGCATACGGCTGGTGGCCGCTACAGTGTGCAGTCAGCTCGGTAGATATCACATCTAGTTATGATGAAGAAAAGGGTCTGCTAAAGCGTCCAGAGCCTGGAACCTGCAACTTGGTTCTCAAGGGCGATGAGGGTGACCCACGTGTTAATGCTGCTTTGCGTCTAGACAACAAGATTCGTGTAATGGTAGACGCAGCTGCATCTCCAACTAACTCGACTGAGTACCTATTCTCAGGATTTTTAGAGTCTGTGTCAACCAACTATGACACTAAAGGAAACGCGATTACTAACCTAAATTGCATCGATGCAATGTCTCGTGTTCTCAACGTAAACATTCCACTGTATGAGTACACAAATGAAGAGTCATTTGGTCAGCGTATGTACAACGTTTTTGAAGATTACATTGCGCCAGCCACATGGGGCGTATCCTATGATGACAGCCTATGGCAGCTACTTCAGCCATATGACCGCTCGGTATTCCCTCCAGAATTCCGAGAGAACGTAAGCTCAAGCGAAGTCATTAATGAGCTAACTGAAGGTGAGTATGCAGTTATGGCCCAGAGTCGTGCTGGAGTTATTTTTTGGTGGAATCGCTCAGCTCCTGCTATCTTTGCTGATAGTGAAACGCTAACATCTCAGCCTAACTGGTATGGATTTAGCACTGAGCACCACGCTTCTTCTTTGGACCACTTCTGCATCTCTGACTTT